AGTTACTTCAAGTTGGTCAAAGTTGCGGTTAAGTGTTACTTGGTTAACGTGGTCTGATAGATCGACGGAATTGACCTTAACGCCGACCTGATTGTTTAGAAATACTGCCATTTAGGTTATTCCTCGTCTTTCTTTGTCTTTGTTGTTTTTTCTTCTACCTGACCAATTTTAGTCAAGAAGTTCTTTTCTTCAGCTGCCCAAGCAGCCATATCTGTGTATTCCATTTTAGCTCCAACTCGTAACTAGGGTAATTTGCATTTCACAGCTCAATAAATCTCCAGAAGCTACAGATAGCACTTGAGGTTGAGATACTGAACCTACGTTGTAAGCGATATTGCCATCGCTTGTAGCTGTATAGAGAGCATTAAACATTGTTACAACTGCATCTTCAATTCCCATAAGGTTGCCTTGATTATCGAATAATGGAACTGTAATAAGCAACTTAAAATTAACTGTTGGTCCAACTGTCGCCCATGAGTCATTGGAAGGCGTAATGTATGGATCATCAGGAATGATGACCACAGAGTTAGCCTGGATAGTTTGAGGTGGGTAAATAAAGACTTGATAGACGGTATTAGCCGCTAGAGCCTCGCCTAAGTCTTTGCGTAATGTCGATAATGAGGAAGCCATCAGCCAAGCATCGCTCTCGGGCTGGTATAAGGCGAAATGAGTCCGCGAACTTTTGCCAACATTGTGTTACCAAGACGGTATGGGCTTGGTGTAACGCCATCGACGGATACGCCACCGCTCGAAGGTGCTTGACGAGCCTGCCAAACGTCCACAGCGAGCATAAGAGCTGCTTGACGGATTGCTGGGGTAGATGAATAACCGGCAGCCTTTGTGTCGGCTCCTAGAGCCTTTCCGTATGGTACTACTTGGCGATAATTCTCGTCTGCAACTGATCCAGTAGCGTTGAACTGCACCAAAGAATATCCTCGAGGGAATGTCTGGTATGTGTAAGGAAAGAAATATGTGAATAGCGGGAAAGTACCTGAACCATTAGTCCATGGGTAAGTCGCTGTGATTGTACGGCTACCATTGTATGAAGTTCCAACACCTGAAACAGTAATGGTCTGTCCTACTGTGAAAGTAGCAGGAGCCGATAATACCAATGTACATTTATTGCTAACTACTGTACAGCCGATGACTGGATAAGAATCGAACCAAAGATATTGGTTAAGTGTGTCTTCTGCTGTCTGGCATGCAAGTTCAAGATCAGAATCTGGGTAGAGCGTACCGACGCCAAGGACAGAGCGAAGCTCGTTGGCTGTGACGTATGTGGCTGCCATGTCTAATCCTTTCTAAAGACCGAACGGGCGGGGAAGGGCTCTGCCCCGCCCGTCGGCGTACTAAATTACCTCTTGCTTATGTGAGGTTGAAGCGACGAACACCTGCAGGGATAAGAACCTTGCCTGCGCCGTAGCCGTAGATTGCTGTCTGAACAGCCATGTTTGATACGACGTTTACAGAGAAGAATGCCTCTGGTGACTCGAACCACATTGCTGTTTCAGGAGCGATGATGAACGCTGACTCGTCGATGAGGCCAGCTGTAACGTTCTTATCAACAAAGAGATCAAGTCCAAGGACGTTGCCCTTGATTGAAGTTGGTGTTGATACGCCGCCTGCGTTCCATGGCTGTGAAGCATTGAAAATTGGGCGTCCTGTTGTATCGACTGCACCGATTAGTTGTGACCACCAGTCGGTATTAGTTACGATGTTTGATGCGAAGTATGAAGAACCCTTATATGCTGCAGGAGCTTCTACGCCGATGTATGAAATAAGACCAGCGATTGAGCCAGCCTTAGTTGCAGCTTGTGTTCCCTGTGATGTAAGCGCAGCAATCATTGCTGAGTCAGTTGCTAGGCGGTATGCGCGCTCAAGCTGAATAGCAAGTTGGTCGAAGAAGATTGGGTCTGAACGCTCAAGAAGAGCCAAATCCACAGTCTGCTGTCCTGCGTAGCGAGCCAAAGTTACTGTCTCGTATGCAGAAGTCATTGCTGTATCTGAAGGTGCTGTTCCGTCGATTGCGTTAGAAGCAACTGTTGGAGCAGTATCAGAACCGCCGCCTGCTGATGTAACCAAAGCAGGAATGTTGATCTGCATACCTGAAGCAGGTGCAGCCTGACGAGTTACAGCGTCGATTGTTGGACGTCCAAAGTTTGTGTTAGACACAAAGTTTGAGAGGTACTGAATTGGGTTGAACGCAGGGTTGCTTGACATTGTTCCGTCTGTAGCAATAAGGCTGCGATCTTCTGAAGCAGAGACCCACTCGCGAGAAACGTTATCTCCAAGTGCCGCCTTGATTTTGTGTTCTGTGTAGCGACCCATAGATGTGATTCCATGGCGTACGCGTGTTGTTCCATCACCATAAGCTGTTGCAGCCTTAATGATTGGTCGTGAGGCTTCCGCTGTTGCTGCTGCCTCAGTTGTTGCGGCTGTTGTATCTTCTGACACAGTTGCCTCACTTTCTGTTGGTTGGGTTTCTTCTGATACTTCTGGAGTTTCAGAAACTTCTTCTTCGCCTTCTGAGGCGGCTACTTCGAGGACGCGAGCCTCTGTAAATGCAGGAGATTCAACAAGTGAAACTTCCTTAAGAATTGCTGATGTGACAACAAGAGTGCCGTCTTTCATTTCCTTTGATGCAAGAACTTCGACTCCGACTGACAGTCCGTCAATAAGTCCTTCAGACGCCATAAGCAAATAATCTGTTGCCTTGCTTGCAGCACTTAGCTTGAATATCCCGTCAATACCGGAAGGAGTTTCATTAAAAGACTTAGCGCGACCGATTGGATCGTTAGTGTTGTGCTGAGCAAGCAATTTAATCTTAGAAGGTGCTGGAATCTGAATTGAACCGCGCTCGAAAATTGTCTTACCTGCAGAAGTATTACCGACCGCTCCGAATGGAACAATCTGTCCTGCGATAATGCGGCGTTCTCCGTCTGCCGCCGTAATCATCTGTGAACTAAATGTCAGTTGCATCTGGTGTTGCCTCTGTTTCTGCTGGGGTTGGATTTGTTGATGGGCTTGGAGTCATGGTTGATTCTGAGCCATCTGGCGCAAGTCCTTCCATTTCCTTTGCTTGGTCTAGCGAAATAAGTTGAAGTTGTAAAAGTTTTTCGACTACTGCTAAGCGATCTGTTGGGTTAGCTCGTAGGAATGTTTCATCTACGGCAAATCGAACGACCTGCCCGCGTGGAGTCAGGTCGTCGAGCGAGAGACGATCCTCAATCGCGCTGATATAAGGTGACAATGAATAAGCCATGAACTCTTTACGAGCATCGAGGACATTTTGATAAGTAGAAGAACGCATATGCTCAGCGTTAATCATGTGGGCTGGAATATTAAAAGCGCGAGCAATCTGAGCCGCTAATTCTTCGATGGAATCGTTGTATGTCATTTCAGCTGGTGAATATGACGTTGGAACGTACTCAAGAGTAGACGTTAGGTACGCAGTTGAACGATTTTTGCGGGCTTGCTTCCAAGTGTTGAGCAAGCCTTGAATCTGTCCGTCTGGAAGGTCAGCCCCTGAATTTTTCAAATACCCCGACGGTTGTGGAGAAGATATACCAACGTTAGCAGCTTCTTCTGCCTGAATTGCAGAGTTGATAAGTCGCTGAGAACGAACAAGAACACCTTGGTCGAACGCTTGGAAAGTTACAAGTGATCCAACGCCTGAGTCCGGAACTTTAGTTCCGTTCACCATGTAATACTCAACTTCTTGAGTCAATGTATCAAGTTTAGTTGTTACGCGGTTGTTCTGAATCCACTCGGATGAAGCTGGGCGTCCATCATCTGCATATACAGAAGTTACACGCCAAAATGCTTGACCGAACATGATAAGAGAATCAACAGTCCAAGCAATCGTTACAGATCGTGGAGCGCGTGAATCTGGCTGACGCACCCAAGTAGGCATAGCAATTTCTTCACCCGTATTAAGTGAATACATTTCTAGCGGGATAGTTGCAATAGTTCCTTTAATGAGATTAAGGCACTGATTTACAGCTGGAACTGATACCGCAGCTTGGCGGTCGATTGGTGAAGCCCAGTTATTCCAGCCACCCATGCCCATTGCATAAGAAGAACCAAAAGGCGCATCATAAACAGCAGGATTGACCTGCGCTGTGATTTCTTTTTTCTTGCCGAGCCCAAAGATTGCCATAGAGCGCAATTATACACTATCCGGCGTAAATCATAGCCGTTTGTTGTGGTTTCATCAACATGGTCGTCACCATTGCAGTTGCAATAGCACCAGAGATATCGCCACCGCTAGATCGCTTAATAATGCGCCATGACGAATCGTTTTGCTTTACTGCGCAGTTGTTCATTTGCTGAATCCACACATCTTGGGCTTTATGAACCAACCGAGCATTGTCCAAAGCATCTTTAAGGTCGGTACAAGCTTGATAGAACTGCTGCCCTGATATGTCTTGAACTATACAACCCGCATTAGCTAATCGTTCGGCGATAGTTTGCGTTGCATATTTGTCATAGCAGATTTGCCTTGGGTGGTATTGGTCAGCCCAAGCCTTAATATCGGCTGCTATCTTAAGATCGTCTACAGATACCTGCGATTCCCACGTCTGCAAGATTCCAACTCCGATACGACCGTCTGGCAATATTTGACCAGCAACCAAACTCGCATTACGGCGAGACGGATTGACATCGAAGGCGAATACCGTGTAGCCGCCGACTGGAATCTCGAGAGTATTATCAGAGCAAGCCTCAATACTTCCGTACGTCCATGGTGACTGTAACGATGAAACCCATTGGCAGAGCATTTCCGTGCGAGTATTCTCGATTGGAGAAGTAGCCACAGATTCTTCGAGCGTTGCTTCTGTAATCGTATAACCCAAAGCAGGATTGGCTTGAGCCCAACCAACTTTGTCGTATATCCCGCAATGCGGCGCAGCTGAGTATTCGTAGAACCCAAAGGATTTAGGTGGCTTTTCAAGTGCTCGTTCTCTCATTCCGTTAAGGACTGTACTGAACGCGTCTCCGGCGTTGCTAGTCAGCCATATATGGGCGTTGGGTCTTGCTCGGGTTACTGGTGTTGCTGCTCGATAAGCCTCTTCGCCCCACTCGCGCAATTCGTCGAGGAATAGGGCATCTGCGGTACGACCACGCGATCCATCTCGAGTCGCTGCCACAATGTCTAACCTGCGTCCGTCCTTCATCTCAATACATTCAGTACCATTGGCGTACCGGATAGCCTTAACCAACGCCATGAGGTTCTCGTTGCCCTCAAACACCTGAGCAACTTGCCGAAACGTGTCCAAAGCCATCGCTCGATTGGACGAGGCAATAATTACATTCTTAGATTCCCACTTAAGCAAGTGAGCCAAGATAAGCATGCGGGTTAAATGAGTCTTGCCGTTCTGACGGGCAACCAAAATGAGGTTGGTCTTACGAATCCAGTTGCCGGACTTGTCCACCGTAAGCGCGTCGCGTAAAACATGCTCTTGCCATGGCATTAAAGGCATTTTGATGAGCTCTGCAAGGTCTAAAACGTCCTGCAACTTGTTATCGCCTTTTAAGGGCGTGTTGGATAGCCGTGGTTTAGTTGCCCCAACAAGCTTCTTTTTACGCGTCGCCATGACTGGCTCAAAG